TCGTCAATGAAAACCCCTCCGCGAAGGTGCCGGAGGATGTCGGTGATTGGCCTGGCGTTGGCCGGGAATACTTCGCCCGTTTCCTGATCGACTTGCATTCACTTCTCCTTGGTGGTCGGTTACTGAAACGTCATGCGCCGATAGCACTGCCGGCAGGCTTCGACATCGGCCATGCAGTAGCTGATGACTTCTTCGTACCTGCCGGCTGCCCAATACTCGCCAACCTTCGAGCCGTCCAGTTCGCCCTTGCTGGTGGGTGCGCCAAACGCTTTGCACAGGTTGTCCAGACTGATGCGGCGCTCGCGGTTGTCGTCCCACATCAGCATCGTGTCGGCCAGGCGCTGGTCCCATGCCTTCGCGCCCAGCGGAAGCCAGGGCGACGGCTTCACGCGGTTGATGACGCAGCGCTTCCAGAGGAATGGCAAATCAAACGAATGATGGTTATGGCCCACGAACACCGGCCGTGACTGCGCGGTGCAGGCGTCGTCAATCGTCTGCATGAGCGCGCGCAGCATGTGCGCCTCGTCCATCGTGTTGACCGACAGCGCAGTCGGTGCGCGATCGTCAATAGCGAGCCCAATCACGGCAATGCTGCCAAAGGTGCCGTCAAGCGCGGTCTTGGCGACGGCCTCGGCAACCGCGGCCGGCTTCTCGTCCAGATTCCAAGCGGCGATGCTTTCCGCTTTCTTGAGCGTGCCGGGCGGTTTGACCTTGGCGGCGAGCATGTCGCGCACGGCGGGGTCGGTGCTGGCCAGGGTTTCGAGATCCAAAAAGATTTCCATGTTGTCCTCAATGTGGTGGGGCGGCGCGGCCTAGCAAGGGAGGTTCCGGCGAAACGCAGATATGCGCTTGGTAGGGCTCTTGCCGACCAGCACCGGTTCATGCCACCTTGGTTATATCCACGCCGCCCCGTTGATCAAAAAGGGATGTCGTCGTCCATGTCATCAAAAGCGCCGCCGCCGCCGCGATTCGCGGGTGGCGTCTTGATCGGATCGCCGCCGCTTGCCTTCAGCGGCTTGTCACGCAGGGCCGCAACCATCTTCGCCAGCACCTCCGGCTTGGTGCGCTGATCGAGGATTTCCGAAGGCGTCAACTCGGTAGCCGCATCGAAGCACCCGGCAATGTTCATCTTCCAACCGGTGCCGTCGCCGCTGGTCTTGGCGTATTCCTCGGCCTGGAGCAGCAAGCCGATACGCTTGCCCATCAGTTCGGGGAACACGCTGGTGTCCTTGGTGACTTCGGCCTTGGTGTCGTAGTCGTATTTCTTGACCTTGCCGGGCTTGGCTTCAATGGTCTTGACGCGCATGCAGGTCATCAACGCCATGAGCATCTTGCGGCCGAAGATCGGCTCGCCGGACTTGTTCAGGGTGTAGATGTTCAGGCGCGTCTTGCGGCCATCGTCGGCTTCAAAACCGAACTCGATGCCGGAGGCGCCGGACCCGGCTTTGATGTCCTCGGCGTAGACGAATTTCCCGATGTACTTGCCGGTTTCGTCAATGCGCGAGCCGGTGTATTCGGTCTGCTTTGCTTCTGCTGCGTTGAGTGCGTAGGTAGTCATGGCTTTGCAATAGCTTTCAAGTGATGGTTAAGCGGCCTGGGCGATTTCGTAGAACTCGCAGATATGCGCGTCCACTGCCGCCAGATCGTTGTCGATGTGCTGCTCCTCGAACATCCCCAACGGGCTTTTGCAGCAGTCTTGCCCGTTGGTTTGCGTGCGGAACTGATACACGCCATTGGTGACTTCGGTGCGTAGGACGATGGTGAAGAATCCCTCGGGGACGAGGGTTTGATCGACCATCTTCCCTACCGTTTTCATGCGCACGTTGCCGAATTCGTCGGTCTGCGTGTGCGCCAGGATGTAGACCCGGCGATGCGGGGCCAGTGAGCCGGCCGCATTGAAGATGTTCCATGCGTTCTTGCCGATGTCGGTGAATTTGTCGTAGCCCTTCTCGCTGCTGCGGTTCATCAACTCGTTGACCATGACGGCCTGATAGTCATCGATCACGACAACCTCATGGGGCGACTTGCGCATGACCTTCTCGATCAGAGCCGGGTCATCGGTCTGGATCACATTGCCTTCATCGGCCAAGGTGGCGCGGGTTTTCCAGCCCTTCGCGCGGAACGGAAGGGGCTTCTTGATGCACTGGATCAGAAGGGTGGATGCAGGAGGGAGATTGCGCAGGCTGGTTGTTTTTCCGCTGCCGCTGCTGCCGAGAATGAGGGTTGCGATTGACATGGCGTTGTGCTCGCTTTCTGGTTGCGTTGAAGTTGCTCTAGTTCGGATTGATACTCAGCGTGAAACTGCTGTTCGTTAGGCGGCTCGGACATAGGCCAATTCCAAATCCATTTGCCGCAGCCAGCCAATGACCGTGATGCGATCAACCTTGAAGTCCAGGGCAAGCGACTCGATGATCATGTCGTCGGTCGGTCGGGTGCGCGTGGTTACTTCGCCGGTAGCCAGCTTGATGTGAGGCTTGCCCATTCCAATGCTGTCCAAGTGCTTTTGCGCCTGCTCGTTAGTCGCTTGTGAGATAGGCGCCGGCTTGGCCGCTTCCATCGCGCGCCGTTGGGCTTCCAGTTCCTTGCGCTCGGCATCCAGCGCGGCTTGTTCGGCGGCGACGCGCTTTTCATGGGCGGTACGCTCGGCCAGGGCTTTGGCCTCGGCTTCCGCGCGTGCGGCGGCGCGTTCGGCTTCGAACTTGGCGCGTTCCTGTGTTTGCCGCTCTTCCTCGGCCTTGCGCAACCGGGCCAGTTCGGCGCGTTCCTGCTTGATGCGCTCCTGTTCGGCCTCGCGTTCCTTGGCGTCGGCCAGCAGCTTGTTGACGCGCGCAATGGCGGTTTCGAGCGCGGCTTGGGCCTCCTGAACGAATTCGGCGAACGACTCGTCAATGTTCGTTTCCATCAGGTCTTCCAGAATCATCTGGATGCGGCTGGCTGACGAGCCGGCGACCACGCTCACCGTCGAGCGGATCTCGTCAATGCGGTACTTGATAGCGTTGACGCGCTCGGCTTCGATGCGCGCCTTCTCCTGGCGCTCGGCTTCCTTGGCATCGTCGTAGGCTTTCTGGATCGCGGCAAGGCGGTCTTCCTCGGGCACCACGATGCCGACCAGCTTCTTTTCCTGGGCGATGACGGCCTTGCTAAATGCCTGGGCATCCTCGCGCGCGGCCTTGGCGCGCTTCTCGACATCCAGACGGGCATTCTTGAGGCGCATGCGCGCGGCGTGGCACTCGTCATAGCCGGCGGTGTTGGTAATCGCCACAATGCCGACGGACTCCGCAGCAAGGGCGACTAGCGCTTTTTCGTGCTCGGGCGTGCCAAGCGCGACTTCGGCGCGCTGCACAACGGTTAGTTCGCTCATGTCTTGCTCCATTTCTTCAACGGTGGTTCGGTACGGAAGGAATCGCGCCAGTCGCACGCCCGCAGGCGCTTGAGGGTGTCGGCCTCGCCCTGCTTGCGGGCGCGGTCGAGCGCCTGGGCGTACTCCGTTGCGGTCATGGTCACGTTGACGTCAACGGCCTTGCGCTTGGCGGTGTCGGTGACCAACAGGTAAGCCGAACCGAGCGTAATCACGGCAATCATCCCAAGACAGAAATTCAGCGTCCGGTCGCCCATCGGCGCGGGTTGCGTGGGCAGGCCCATGGATTTCAAATCAGACGGCAGCATCGGGCTCTCCACCACACACCTGCGGCCGCACGCAAAAATCCACGCACTGCTCATCATGGAACGGGCACACATTGACCTCGGCAAGCGCATCGGCCTGCAAACTGGTCGGATCGTCCTGCCGCAGCGGCAGGGTGTCGGGGCCGTAGTGCCAGCCGCATGCGCGCGCGGCAACTGCTTCGCGCCGCAACTGATGGATGTTCGACTTGCAGTCAGCATCGCGCGCCAAACGATGCGCCCTGACTTGCGCCGCCGTCCAGCTCGGGCGCATGAGATTGAACCAACGGTCGCCGGTGGCGCGAAGGTTGTGCCCCGCTTCAACGGTGCTCGGGAAAGACTTGTCCATCCGCAGATCAAATTCGATGGCGGCGGTTACGGCCTGAACGATGCTGATGCCCATTTCGCTTCCTCCTGAATTAGAGCCAGGCTTCCACTGGCATCCGCTTGCAGAGCGTCGGCAGCTTGCCAGCGGCTTACGGTCCTGCCGTGTCGCCGTCGAGGGGCTCACCGGGGCGCGGGATGCG